CGCATCGCTATCGTGGATGAGTCCCTTTCGTTGGACATGATGACGGAAACGATGGATGAGGTGCGGGAGTGGTGGGGGTGCAACCCGTCGTTCTGCATGATCGACTATCTGGAACTGCTACCCGGTGGGGAGTCTGACGCCACCGGCGTGACCTCTAAGGCTCAGGCGGTGAAGCGTTGGGCAAAGATCCAGCGGGTCCCCATCGGGCTGGTGCATCAGGCTGGACGTGGTGCGGCACAACCCGGGTACTCTGCCGGTATCTATGCTGGCCGGTACGGTGGCGAGCAGGAAGCGATCTTCGTCATAGAGGTGTACCGGAAGAAGGACCGGCAAACCCTGTCTGACTGGGAGAAGAAGTACCACGAGAACAGAATCAACCTGAACGTGTGGAAGAACAAGCGTACGGCACGGATGGTGGATCAGACATACTATTTGCATCCGGGGTGTGGGCATATACATCCGTACTGGGAGGAGTTGATGCCCGGTGCAGGTTCCCAATGACAAACCCATGTGTTGGAAGTACGACAAGCGGGGCATCCCACACCTCAAGCACCACAGGTGGAAGAGGGTTGACACCCCTGACCCAGAGTCCCGCGAAAATTTGCGCCGCTCGATTCTTGGCAGGAACGGGTGACCCGTCAAGCCGTCGCCAGATTGCGTTGCGCCGCAGCTGGGCATTCGGTGGCTGTACGGAGCGGACGGACCGCCGGGGGCGCCGTCCGTGGCAGTCCGAGTCTGGCGGGTTCATACCTGCCGACGACAAGGACTTCAGCGTAACGTGCGATGACCACCTGTACCGGGGGCCATCCATCGGCGTGTACCCACTGTTCCTGTCAGACAACGACTTCTGGGTGTACTGGGGGTGCGTGGACTGGGACACCGGGTTCGATGAGTCCCATGTTCACGCCCGCAACACGCAGGAAGTGCTGCGTCAACTGGGTGTAGCAGCGTGGGTGGAACGTTCACGTTCCAAAGGGTTTCATCTGTGGGTGTTCTTTGAGGGGGCGCAGCCTGCTGTCGATGTGCGGCACGGGTTGATAGCGGTGTGTGATCTGGTTGATGCACCCACCACCGAAGTAAATCCTAAACAGGTTGAACTTTCACAACGTGGATGGGGGAACGGCGTTCGGCTCCCGTACGGGCACCTGAGGAACCCCGGTGGGTACAACGAGGTGCTTGCCACGGACGGTGAACCCATGCCTCTTGCAGAGTTCACGACACAGGCACACGCAACCCGACCCACCACACAGGCGTGGGAGGCCGTCAGCGCCCTCTGGCAGCCCCCACAGCGCCCTCTCAGGGCCACACACGGGGTAACCCCCTCTTCGGGGCGTCTGGAGGGCTTAGCGGCCTTCATACGGCGGCTGGGTCCTGAACCCTCACCGCACAAACCAACAGGGGACCGATCCGTAGCACTCTGGAAACTAGCGTGCGCAATGACACGCCAAGGATACAGCCGAACGTCTACGCTACTGGAACTACGCGAAGCCGACATCGAATGGGGACGCAAGTTCGCCAACCGCCACGACTGCACAGAACAACTCAACCAACTACTAGACAACGCATACAAGGACGTGCATCAGTGACCGACTCATACACGGTCGTCATAGAACGACGACCCAAGGTAAAGGCCCGCCCCCGGCACACCAAAGGCGGCAAGGTCTTCACCCCAGCCAGCACCCTGCAAGAAGAAGACCACGTTGCTCAGGCATGGAAGGACCAAGTGGGTGAAAAAATATCTGGTTCAATCGAAGTGTCGGTCATCTACTCACCCGATGCCACCATCCTGCACGTCACCTCATCACCACACGACGCCAAGACTCTACGGGGAGACTTGGACAACTACGTCAAACTGACGTTGGACGCGTTGAACGAGGTGGCGTGGGACGACGACGGACAGGTGGTGCGCATCAACGCATCCAAAGTGGATCGTCTATGATCCTCATTGAGTTGCAGCCATGGGAGTACGAATGGGCGTCCCACGTCGGCGCCCGCAGGTTCATAGAGAACTGGGGCAAAGCCGACGCCGCCCACTACGACAAGAAACGGATGGAGGACGACCGCACCGCACAGGTTGCAGCGTGTGTGGGTGAACTCGCCGTAGCCAAGGTCGTCAACCAGTACTGGTCAGGTCACGTCTGGCACAAGAGCGACCACGCCAACTTCAAGCACATTCCCGATGTGGGCAGCAACATAGAAGTGCGAAGAGTCCGTACCAGCCCCGGCGGGGCAGTCCGCAAGCGTCAACTAGAGCAGGGGTTGATTCTATTTATCGTACGGCCCGTGGTGCCGGAGTTCAGGGCTGTCGAAATACTGGGATGGTTAGACCACGACGAAGCGTGGGAACTTGGAGAACCATCTCAGTACGACCCGGACGGTACGCATCTGATTGGTCAAGAACATCTCAAATCTGTCATTGACTGGTGTGCATGATGTACACTGGGAGCAATGGCGCAGCGCAGAGAGTTCCCTACCGACCCAACCAACTGGTTCATACGGATCAACGACGACGAACGGGAAAGGCCACTAACAAGGCATCGGTCCCTGACAGAAACCGAAGCATTGATGCAGTTGGCCCCCCACCAGAAAGCATCCACGCCATCCCTGCTGGAAACAATGGCGTTGAAAGAAGCCGTAGGTGCAGCGATAGACAAACTAGGCGACGAAGATAGATGGATATTCAACGCCCTCTTCGTTGAACAACTATCGTTACGGGTAGCCGGAGGGGTACTGGGCATCCCCAAAACGTCACTAGCGCGCAGACGCGACTACATCAGGAGACAGTTGATGGCGGACCTGTTAGAGTCCCCCGGTGTGGTGCAATGGCTCAGAGAAGGGTTAGGACTCCGAACCTTCCATACATTGACGGAGCATCCCCATGAGTGACCCCACCCACACGGCAAACGCCTGCTGCGCATCGTTCACACCATCCATGCCAGCGTAAAACGCTGCCAACAAGTGTTCCGCCTCCTCGGCGTCGAACACCAGCAGCATCCCCAGCAGGCCATCCGGTGACCACTTGGCGTGGATCCCGTCGTCCGTGTCAAACAAATGGGCTGTCTCCTGAAGTTCAGCGTAGATTTCTTCCTCCACGTATGCGTGTTCCGTGCTGAACTGTGGCCATGCAACCTCTGGGTCTTCCATACTACCCTGCCACCTTCTCCTGAGCGTACGTCTTCACGACACTCAAGGCCGCAGCAACTGCTGCGACCACAGCCGTCTTGGCCGAAGCCAAATCACTGATAACGAACACCGCTAAGAAAGCCTGCGCGAAAGTCCACGCAGCCCGCTCCAACATGTTGTTCACTTCTTCTTCCCCTTGTTAGACCGTTTAGAATAATCGTAGGCAATGGCGGCAGCCTGATCCCGGGGGTAACCCTCACCTATCAGCCTGCCAATGTTCTGTGAAATAGCGTTCTGACTCCTGCCACGCTTCAATACCATCGTCAGTACCTCGGACGACGCGGCTTCTTTGCCGCCACCTCAATCACGCAGCGCGCTACGGGCACCGCTCTTCGACGGTGAACCGACATGACCGATCCCGCTGCCACGCTTGGCGCTGGTGACCAGAACCTGACCGGCCTGTACCTTCTTCGGTGTTGACCCATCCCTGTGCATGACCCCTACTTCCCGAAGGGACGGCCACCGAAAGCGGCATTCCCCAGATTGGTGTTCCGCAGATATGCGGCAGCCTTCTTGGCCTTCTGCGACATGTCCCACATGTTGAATGACGATGTGGAGTTGTACGGCTGCTTATCCTGAGAACCGAACGTTTCCTCAAACGTCCCGTAACCCTCACCCTTGGACATACTGTTTCCTTACTGTAAGAACAAGGCACCGAACGTGTTACCGTCCACCACCCCGTTGACTTTCAGAAACCCCTGCGATTCCTGAAACTTCCTGACCGCCGCCTTAGTGCGGCGGCCAAAGATCCCATCCACCACACCGGCATCAAACCCACGATCATTCAACCGGGACTGCACCAGCCTGACCGGCAACCCACGCGCCCCCCGCTTGATGGGAGCCTCATCCACCTGCACTCGCAGGTCCCTGAAATACCGGATGATCGCATCCCAATCAACCATCGAAGGTTCTCTCGTCGCAACCATGCCGCCCTCAACCCAGTTCCCCAACCAGTCACCCGGACATGTTGTGGAACCCTTACGGCGATGCGTTTCCACCCACAAGCCACGACCAAACCACTTCTCAGCCTCCCCGACTACCGTCTGGATCGACTCAAGAACGTTCGCATGAGGCTGCTGGTACCCCCACCCCGTATAGCAAATGGACATTGACTTGGAGTTCCACCCTTTGGTGGCTCCCCCCTGTGCTTCCCATCCTCTGCCCTCAAAGACCGTCCCCGTTTCATCCACCAACCAGTTGTATGCAATCCCATCCCACCCCTTGGCGAGATGGTGACGCTCAAAGGCATGAACAGCCCCCGTGCCCTTCGGGCCACCCTCTACACCAGAGTGGTGTATGACAACACCCTGAACCCGGTGATGGCGGATCCGGTCGAAGCCTTTCCCGCCCGGAGGCGGTGTGGCTCCCCATTGGAAGCGAGAAACGTAGCGCATACCTAAAGCCTAGTCTGTCCCGTCACCGCGTCCGACTGATAATACTAGCCCAGTCGCTGCGCTCGGCCAACTGGTCAAACCGCTGGCTCCGCAACCAGTTCATTTGCACCTGTGGTGTGTTGAAGTTGGCAGACATCCCAAACAAAGTACTCAGCAGCGACCGGGTGAGGTTCCGCTGATACTTGGGTTCATTCGGGAGGAGGCGCCGTACAACCCCGAGGGTCGGCAGCACGTTGGTTATCAGGTAGATGTGATGGTCACGCATCTTCCACTCGCCGCTGGGGGAGCGCACAGCAACCCCCACCGACTCCAACGCCTGCGGCAAACCGGGGATGATCGAAGTGATTGAGTTCGGAGCCGTCCCGTACCGCCCCGTAAACGGTATCCCGTTGAACACCTGCTTTCCGAAAGCGATCTCCAACGGTGCCTTCAGAAGCGGGGACGCTCCCGACAACAGATTGAGTACCGCCTTCTTTGGCCCCTTGTGCCCGGTCATGCCCTCACGGAACGGGTCATACCGGAACAGGTCCTGAAACGGAATGTCCGGGGCGCTGTACACCGTCGCCCCACGGGCGCCGAATGGCAACCTGACACCGAACGGCTCCAAGAAATAGTCGGGGACAACCCCCTCCTCCTCTGTGCCCAACTCCAGATTCCGTTTCGCTGACAGCAACTTGTTGTACTTCTCCGGGTGCGCCCCCAACTGCTTCAACTGGTATGGCACGTTCTTCCGTGTCCACGTATAGAACGGGAACACCCGACGCATCCACTTGCTCTCAAACGCTGTCAACTCGCCGTAGTCGAACTGCGACTTGGCGAT